CGATTCTAACAATTCGATGAACAAAGATTCTCTACGAATTTGTTTCAAATTTGGATTTCCATTTTTTGTAAACAAATATAAACGTCTATATTCCGAATACAAAATATTTTGCTGATCCACCAAATCGTTTTCTTTATAGGGCGGATTTCCTTCAGGCAGCTGCCACTCAATCGATGGATCGAGAGCACCTTTCAAAATACCACGAAGAACGTTGCTATCGTTTTGCCTAAGCCAACCAATACGCATTTTTTCGTCTTTTATTTCTGAAGCCTTTTTCAGTATTTCGCTTATACCAAGTTTCATTTTTTTACACAAAGTCTCCTATATTTTCTGTGAGATTTCTTAGTCTATTAGCAATAAAATAGTTCAACAAGTTTGGACTTTTCTTATTTTCTTGATTATCAAAGCTTTCCATAACTTGAAGTTTGATTCTATTAGGTATTTGAGATAAATCGATAAGTGTTTTATTGCGAGTATAATTTCTAAAACATTCATGATCGAATTTACCAATCAAATTTGTATTCATCAATGCATCCATTCGTTTTTTAGTGAGAGGCTTCTGTCTTTCGTTTATAACAAAACAATTGTCAGAAGACAAAACGTTTGGAATACCATCGCTTACGTCGCCCTTCAAAATATGTTCTTCCAAAAATTTATCAGGATCATTGCATTTTATATATTTCTTCAAAACCGGATTATATTGTGTTACATTTATGTATTTTTGAAGTTGTTGAAAATCTTTGTCTCCGCTTAGAATAAGAATTTTCTCCGAAGTATTTCCAAATTCTTCACAAAGAGTTCCAATGATATCGTCAGCTTCCGCCGATTCAATATCGATAATTCTATAAGGAAAGTTTTCCTTCAATTCAGAACGAATTTTGTTCAGACATTCGAAAATATCTTTCCAATTCAATTCGGATTCTGTCTGAGATTTCTTGCGATTTGCTTTATAATAAGGAAAGACATGCTTGCGCCAGTAATTTCTGTTGTCGCAGGCAATAATCAATTCACCGTATTCGTCGGCAAACTTAGTTTTATACATACGAATAGAATTCAATACCATATGTCTTACCATTGGTTCATCTATCCGAGCATTTGTATGATTTCCAAGTTGTGCCATAATATTCGATAACATAACTTGTGAAAAATCGAGAATAATAATAACACTTACTCCATAATATCAATTAGAATTATCGGCATTTTTGTTTATAATAATTGAAAGATTATCTGTCAATTTTAAATTGCCTTCATCGTCCTCATCGAAAAAACTGGTCGATATAATCTGAAGAGGATGACCTAAACTATAACATTTCAATAAAAAAGACCTGATAGATTCTACAATCAGACATCCATCTTTATATAAAGATGGATCGCTATCGATGTTTGGATAGAATCCTAATACCGATAAACTATTGAAAAGCATAGGCAATACTGCATCAATACTTTCTTGAATATGAATGAATCTAAGATTTTCGATGTTATCGCAAATTTCCTCTTCACTAAGATGTTGAGTGATCTTAGACTTAGGATTACCTGGAAATTTTATAATGTTGTCGATAATATCATTCATGATTAGTAATATAACACTTATTTTTTACACTGTCAATCATTATTTATAATACCAGAGAATTTTTATTCAAAGAATTTAAATATCTCATTTTTTGAGATATAGAATGCAATATCATCATATGAGTATCTTCAACAACTCCATAATTTGCAGAAGGAATATGAATAGAAACATCTGCAATTTCTTTTGCTTCTCCACCGGTAAATCCAGTAAGAGCAAAAGTCTTCATTCCTTTTGCTTTTGCCCTATTCAAACCATTTATAATATTCTTTGAATTGCCGCTTGAAGAAATAGCAATTGCAATATCGTCTGAATTCGCGCCAATAAAATCCAATTGTTGCGAAAATATTTCATGGTATCCAATATCGTTTGCTATAGCTGTGATCAAAGGCATATTTGAAGATAAACTCACTGCCTTGACTCTTATACCGGTATCGAGTCTTACGCCTTTGGATATATCGCATACCCAATGTTCGGCAATTGCAGCAGAACCACCATTTCCAAACAAATATACTGTAGGATTTCCTGACAATATCGAATTATACAATGTATCTACCGATTCTGCATTGACAAAATGCAATGCAGATGAAATGTTTTGTCTATAAGTTTCAAAATTTGTAATCATATTGTTATAGCGGAGCTTCC